CCATAATGTTTAACACTACGTTTGCAATGTCACCTATCAAGCCAAATGCTGTGCCAATGACTTTGCCAATAATGGGTGCAGCAAATTTGACCACGTCAAAAAAGGCTTGAAACTCGTCTTTGTTTTCAATAAGTGTTGCCTTGACTTTGTCAAAAGTTGATCTCATTGCGTTAAAAATTGGTGTGACTAAGTCTTTAATTACACCAGCCACGTCGCTAATAATTTTGCCAAAGCCGTCGCCGCTTGTCAGGCTAAATGAGGCGCTTAATGCGTTAATTGCTGGCAATGCAGCTGTCTTAATAAAATCTAACAGCTTGCCTAAGATTGGCAATAAGGCTGTGCCTATTGCTTCTGTTGCTTCGTTAAATGCAACCTGCACGCGTGCGATCTGACCAGCATAAGTACCTGCGTTTGCAGCTGCCGCACCACCAAATAAATCTGTCAGCTTGCCTTGCACGTCTGTAAATGTCATGGTCTTTAATTCGGCTGCTGAAAGTCCAATGCCTAGTTTGCCAAGTGCAGCTGTGTTACCGTCAAAACCCTTTGACAGGGCGGCTGCGACGGTCTCCAATGGCTTGCCTGTTGCTGTTGAGACGTCAAGGGCAAGTGCAAGTAATTCTTGTGCTTTTGCTGTATCTGAAGTACTACGAACCAACCTTGCCAAGCTCGGACGCAAATCGTCGTCGGCAACGCCTGACGCCAAAGACATTTGCAGAATTGCTTGCTCAGTGGCAGCGATCTGACCTTTTGTTGCACCTGTTGCATTTTCCAAAGCAAGTGCTAATTGTGTTTGTGCCTTTTCATCAGCTATTGCAGCCTTAACGCTTTCAATGCCAATGGCAATTGCGGCTGCACCAGCAGCGGCAGCAGCTGCGGCAAATGCTTTTCCAATTGCTACGCCAGCTTTGCCAACCCTGTCACCAAATGAGTCGACGTCGCCTGTGGCTGTTTTCAGCGATTTGTTGAGATTGTCAACGTCACCAAGTATGGAAAGTTTAAGGGTACGACTGCCAGCCATTAGTTGTACTCCTTAACGATCTTTGAAAATGATTCTTCCCATTTTTTTACAATGTCGGGCTGAACGCTTCGAAGTGTTGGATAGATAAACCAACCGCGTGACCCGCGACCCTCGCGACCTGACCACACTGGAAATTGCTTGTACTTATTCGAACCGAATTCGGCACCGCCCCAAATTTGCTGAGTTGTCGCACCGCCGCTTAATTTCTGCCCAGCGTAACCAAAAGAAATCTCACCAATTTTTGATGACTTTGAAACCTTTGAACCGTCAGCGACGCGGTTATCCTGAAGGTTTCGGGTACGGCTTGACGCAGCAGCCTTGATCTTGCCCTGAACCCAAGTTGCCAATTCGCTGGTTGCTTCTTTTGCTTGGGCGGTTGCTTGATCGTCCATTGCTTTGAAAGAACGGACAATGGCACGCAATTCATTCTTGTCATAACTGATCGCGTCAGTCGCCATTTGCCCGCCTTTCCAAAATCTCAATGACCGTCAAAATGTCTTCGGCACTTTCAAATTCGTTTGGTGATAGCCCCGTTGCCAGGGCTATCTCCCAAACTATTCGGCTAAGGCTTCCGACTGCGTAACTTTTGGGTTTGCTTCACCGACAATAACCTCAGCAATTGTCTCAGTCCATGCTTCGATTGGCTTGACTGGTTTGCCAGCCGCTTCTCTTTTCATGGCGTGATAAGCAAGAAACACAAGATCAGAAATGCCAATCTTTTCCTGTGCTTGACTGATCGTGTGACCAGTGTTTTTCTCCCACTTCACCCATTCAGGCGGTGCCGCCGTGTAGGTGATTTGGTCGCCGTTGTTGTATTCAATTGTTATTGGTAACTTCATTTTGTCTCCCGATTAGTAGTTTTTAACTGAAAGTTTCAGTTGGTGTTCCCACCACTATGAATGATAGGTCAACTGTCTGCGCGTCAGGTGCTGCCCCGCCGACTGCTGGAAATACTGGCATGACGTTGAACGCAAACACTGCGCCTGTTGCGGCGGTTAGTGAAGCAGCCAAAACCGTGTTTGGTGCTGTTTCGCAGGCAGTCCATAGGGCTTCGCATAGTGAACCAGTTGCGCCCCAGTCTGCAAGCATTGAAACGTCAAATGTCCACTGGTCGTCAATGTGCTTGTAAGCCTTGCCGTCAAGTGTTTGGTACGTTTCGACTGTTGGTGAGTTCGCAAGAACCGCACTGGTCGCCTGTGCGTCGTAGTTAACGGTCGCGATCGTCAACACTAAATCGCGACCCGTGATGATCGTTGTTGGCACGTTATCTCCTTTTAGTTAGTTTGTGTGTAGTACGTCGAAACGTTTATGTCAGCAACCAGCATTGGACTTTGTCCTACTTCCAACACCGTCGGCTTTTCAACAACGCCAACAACGTATCCTGCGGGCATTGCCGCAAGAATTCCTATGATGAGTTTTTCCAGGTTGTCAAGTGAACCTGCGTTGCTATTTGAAGCAACAATTGCCGTGATTGCAAAATTTAATTTGACCTGTGTTTTGGCTTTTCCAATTAGCACAACTTCCATGAACGGTGAATCTGGGACGATCACTATTGCAGGCGGAATTGGCGATTCGGGAACGGACGCGTAGCAGGTCGCAGATAAACCACTAAAGGCATTTGCTAACGCTGCACGGGTTTCGGCAATTGAATTGGCTGGCATTATTGCACAACCGTTTCAACGTCTAAAAATGGCATAAGCAAGGTTGACACGCGATTTGTCAGGCTTCGTCCCATTCGGTATGGCGTGCTTGCAAAATCTACGCCTTCGATTTGACCACCAGCGGCAACGCGTGATTGAAAGACTTCGACGCTAACTGCAAGAACCGCTGATTCGATTGGCGCGCTGGTTGCGTATAGATCAGCGGCAGAATAGCCTGCAAGGGTTGCTGTACCTGTTGGAATAATCTCGCGCAATGTGACATTTGATGAAGTCAATGCAGCGGTGAATGAATAAGGTGTAGCGGTCACGACTGTATGTGTTGCCGTGAATGGTGCAGGCAAACCAGCAACAATGACTGACTGACCAGCAACAAAATGGTGTTCGCGTTGGGTGTAAAAATAAGCAACGTTTGATTCTAATTTGTAAGCGTTAACGGCTGAAGTGTTTGCAACCAGCATGGGCAAAATGACGGCTTCAGCGGTGTTGATAATTTCGTCCAGGTAACTGTCTGAATAAAGTGAAACGGACACGCCAAGCACCGTGCGCAATTGGCTTGCAGTGACAATGACTGGCATGTCCGTTTCCTTTCGATCGGCTGCGGCGAGATCGGGAGAACCCGCCGCATGATTAGTTGGGGTTAGTTATCAGGTCTTATTGATACCGAATGCGCCTGCACCGATTTTCGTTGCAATTGCACCGTATCCATAAACTGAAACTGATACCTGACCTGAAGCAATAACGTCTGCGCGTAGGCGATACGTTGGTGATTCATACCATGTGTATGCAGTTGGGTTGATGATCAGCATTGAATCATCTTTGTCAGTGTCATTTGCTGACGGTACGTTTGCGGTGACGTAAAGATCAAGTCCTGCAACGTTTCCACGAATTGAATCTGGACGAACTGAACCACCTGCGTTTGAAGGTTGTGCAGCCATGTAGATTGGACGACCTGAATCGTTCAATGTCATTAGGTTTGCCCACTGTGATGTGTTTGCAAGAATGTTGCGCGCAAATCCCTGTGTGTTTGAATAAACTGAAGCAGCACCACGAGAAACAAAACCAAGCAATTCAGATGCGGTTGGGTATGTTGTCAGTGTTGTTGCGTCGGCTGTTGCACCGCTTGCAAGTGCAGTGTAGACGGCTAGGTCTGTTGCTTTTGCGTACGCTGCTGACATGTTTGTCAATAACTCATTGAAAAATAGCGGTGAAGTACGGTCAAGCAATTCAACGGAAAATGTCTGTTGTCCTGCGTACTTCTTGACGGATACTGAAAGGAAACTAGAAGCCTGATCAGTTTCTGAAGGTGTGCCTGCTTCGGCAGTTTCTGCCACTGTTGGCATTGTTGTGATCTTTGGAATTTCAAAAGACATGCCAGCGTCAGGCAAAACCCCACGGCTGATCGAATCCACGGCACTTCTTGTCGTGTTTGCTAGTCCATTGATAACTTCAGTCAACTGACGTGTAGGAACTAAACCTGCGTTGTCTGTTGTGTCATCTGCTGCTGCAACGTACTGACGAGCATTCTCGTCACCCAATGAAGCGCGGATTGTGTTTTCTAGGTATTTTGCGGCGGTGAACTCTAAGCGTGGCTTAGTTGTCCAACCACCGACCGCAGCATTTACGTTTGCGGTTACTGACTGGGCGGCTTCTACCGTTTCGGCGGTTGAAGCGTCTTTGACGGTGTCTTCCACTTCGTCTTCTCCTTCTGTTGGTTGTGCTTCAGGTTCGATTGTCGAATCTGAAATTTCTGTTTCGCCTTCTGTCGCTGCTACTTCTGCAACGCGTGCTGATCGAATGGCAGGTTCTGACGTTAATGCAACACCAGTCATTTCACCCTTCAAAATTCGCACTGTTCCGTCTTTCAATGTTTCGTATTCGTCAAAATAAACTTCAACGCTGAAACCGTCGCGCAAACCTTCTTGTGCTTCAACAAGTGCGTCAGTTCCCGCAGTTGTGTTAGCAATTTTGAAAGTTGCGTCAATTCCTTTGTCATTTGCTTCAATTGAAAGTGTTTTTCCAATTCGGCGCGTGCGGTCGTGTTCAAGGTTGAGCAAAACGGCGGTTGGTTGAATTGAACCAGCAGCAAATTGCACTTTTCCAATTGAGGCGTTTCCAGTCTCCTCAAACGTCACAATGCGTCCAGTGATTGTGCGACTGTTTGAATCAGCAGCCGTGATTGCAATTGGATATGACCCAAAGAATTTGCAGCTAAATGAAGCACGCAATTACGTTGCACTTGAATTAAGCCGTGCTTGCGGTTTGCCAGCGTATTTTACTGATTCCCAGCAATCCAGTTTCACGTATTCCAACGCCTTAGACAAAAGGCGCGACCTGGTGGACTTTGCTTTTAGAAATTACATGTCAATTATTGAACAAAGGTTATCTTTTGCGGATTTCACCCCAGCAGGCAATCGCGTGTTGTTTGACCTTGACGATTTCTTGCGTGGCAATCCTTATGAGCGCGCGCAAGTCTATGAAATCTTAAATCGTATCGGCGCAATGTCGGTCGAAGAAATACGCGAGGAAGAAGACATGCTGCTATGAAAAAAGTAATCACACCAATTGCAATCACGGCTGCTGATTCAAACAGTCGCACAATCACGGGACGCATTGTGACGTTTGAGGAAACTGGTAACGCCTCAATTGGCAAGGTGCAATTTGCTGCTGGTTCAATTCAACCAACTGCCGTTTTGCTTAACCTTGAACACGATCGCACACGCCGAATTGGCAAAACACTTTCAATTGAAGCAAATGACAAAGGCATTGACGCCACTTTCAAAATTGCAAACACAACTGCGGGCACTGACGCACTAGTTGAAGCCCAAGAAGGTTTGCGTGACGGTTTTAGTGTTGAAGTTTATTTTGACGAATACGAAACACTTAAAGACGGAACAGTGCGCATTTTAAAGGGTGAAATGACTGGCGTTGCCTTGACATCAGAACCTGCAATTAGATCAGCACGCGTTGCCGAAGTTGCCGCCACAGAGGGCGAAGAACAAATTTCAGATTCAACAATTGAACCTGAAGCAACACAACCAACAGAAGGAGAAGACGAAGTGGAAGACACCGTCAAAGACGCTGCAACCGCCGAAACGGTTGAAGCCGCCCAGTCAGTAACCGCAAACGTAAATGCTGCGGTCGGTGGTTGGACAACTAAGCCACGCTTAGAGTTCACTGCTGCAAAGTACCTAGAAAACACAATCCGCGCTTCAATGGGTGACGAAAATGCTCGTCAATACGTTGCAGCTGCTGACGACACAACAGACAACGCTGGACTTGTTCCAACACGTCAGTTAACTGAAGTCATCAACGGACTTGCAAACACAACACGTTCAGCAGTTGACGCGATTTCTCGCGGCGTATTGCCTGACGCTGGAATGTCATTTGAAATTCCAAAAATCACAACAATGCCAACAGTTGCAGAAACTGCCGAAGCAGGCACACCTTCAGAGACAGACCAGGCTTCAAGTTTCTTGTCAGTAACAGTCAAAAAGTACGCAGGACAACAGACATTCTCAGTTGAATTGCTTGATCGTACTTCACCGCTATTTTTCAATGAGTTGTTGACAAATATGTCAGCTGCTTATGCAAAGGCAACAGACCTAGCCGTTTACACTGCACTTGCTTCAGGTGCAACCGCAGACGCAACAACACTTACAACATACCCAACTGCTTCAGAATTGCTTGGATTCGTTTCACGCGGTGCTGCTTCAGTTTATTCAAACACACAGGGATTTGCTCGCAACATTCTTGCGAACACATCACAGTGGGCAAACCTCATGACATTGAACGATTCAGGTCGTCCAATTTACATGGCTGCACAACCTTCAAATGCTGGTGGTGCGGTTCGTCCTGATTCAATTCGCGGAAACGTGGCAGGCCTTGACCTATATGTCACTGCAAACGTTCCTTCAGCAAATGACACAGACAAAGACGATTCAATGCTGATTATCAACCCAAGCGCATACACTTGGTACGAATCACCAACATATCGTTTACGTGCTGACGTTATTGCTTCAGGTCAGGTTTCAGTTTCAGTTTATGGATACGGCGCAATTGCAACGAAAATCGGTGCTGGTGCGTTTGGTATCAACAAGACCTGATAACAACTAACTAATCATGCGGCGGGTTCTCCCGATCTCGCCGCAGCAGTCGAAAGGAAACGGACATGCCAGTCATTGTTACTGCAAGCCAATTGCGCACGGTGCTTGGCGTGTCCGTTTCACTTTATTCAGACAGTTACCTGGACGAAATTATCAACACGGCTGAAGCGGTCATTTTGCCAATGCTGGTTGCAAACACTTCAGCAATCAACGCTTACAAATTAGATTCCAACGTGGCTTATTTCTACACACAACGCCAACATCATTTTGTGGCGGGTCAATCGGTCATTGTGACTGGTTTGCCAGCACCATTCACTGCCACTCACACAGTGGTTAAATCAGAACTTTATTATTTCACCGCAGCATTGACTTCAAGCGACGTCACATTGCGCGACATTATTCCAACAGGCACTGCCACACTTTCGGGCTATTCCGCAGCTGATATTTACGCAACAAGTGCGCCAATTGAATCAGCCGTGCTTGCAGTCAGCGTTGAAGTCTTTCAATCACGCGTTGCAGCAGGTGGACAAATTGAGGGCGTGGATTTTGCCAGTACGCCTTATCGAATGGGGCGCAGCCTGACCAATCGCGTGTCCACATTGCTTATGCCATTTTTAGACGTTGAAACGGTTTGTCAATAATGCCAGCCAATGCCGTCGCTGACACCCGCGCAGCCTTAGCCACCGCCTTTTCTTCACTTTCAGCAACTTGTTATTCGTCAGTGCCTGAATCACCAATTCCACCAGCAATCGTCATTGTGCCCGATTCGCCTTACATGGAAGTTGTGTTGATCGGCAAGGCGTCAACTAAGGTCAAAATCAACTTTGCAATCACTGCAATTGTTGCTTCAAATAGCAACGCAGGTTCGCTAGACAACCTGGAAAAACTCATAATCGGAATTCTTGCGGCAATGCCCGCAGGATACGTTGTTGGCGTTGTTGAAAAGCCGACGGTGTTGGAAGTAGGCCAAAGCCCAATGCTGGTTGCTGACATAAACGTTTCGACGTACTACACACAGACAACATAGGGGACAAAATGCCAACGACAATCATAACTGGTCGCGATTTAGTCGTGACCATTGCAACCGTTAATTACGACGCACAAGCGACCAGTGCGACACTTGCGAATTCACCAACCGTGGAAACATACCAAACACTCGACGGCAAGGCTTACAAGCACATTGACGACCAGTGGACATTTGACGTTTCAATGCTTGCAGACTGGGGCGCTGCCTCATCATTATGCGAAGCGTTGTGGACTGCATGCGAGACTGCACCAAATACAACTTTGGCGGTTTCACTCACTGCCGTGACTGGTGCGGTTTTTGCCTTTAATGTAATGCCAGTATTTCCAGCAGTCGGCGGGGCAGCACCTGACGCGCAGACCGTTGACCTATCATTTGTTGTGGTTGGAACACCAACCGAAACATTCAGTTAAAAACTACTAATCGGGAGACAAAATGAAGTTACCAATAACAATTGAATATAACAACGGCGACCAAATTACCTACACGGCAGCACCGCCTGAATGGGTAAAGTGGGAGAAGCAAACGGGTCACACCATTGCTCAGGCGCAAGAGAAAATCGGTATATCCGATTTGGTATTTCTTGCTTATCACGCCATGAAGCGCGAAGCAGCTGGTAAGCCAGTCAAGCCAATCGAAGCATGGACGGAAACTATCTCCGAAGTGATCGTGGGTGAGGCAAACCCAAAAGCCACGCAGTCGGAAGCCTCAGCAGAATAGTTTGGGAAGTAGCCCTGGCAACGGGGCTACCCCCAAGCGAATTTGAATCAGCCGAAGACATATTGACGGTCATTGAGATTTTGGAAAGGCGAGCAAATGGCGACTGAAGCAATCAGTTACGACAAGAATGAATTGCGCGCCATTGTTCGTTCTTTCAAAGCAATGGACGACCAAGCGTTGGCGCAAGCCAAAGAAGCAACCAGCGAACTGGCAACTTATGTCCAGGGCAAAATCAAAGCAGCTGCGTCAACCCGTACCCGTAACCTTCAGGATAATCGCGTCGCTGACGGTTCTAAAGTTTCAAAGTCGTCAAAAATTGGTGAAATCAGTTTTGGTTATGCTGGTCAGAAATTAAGCGGTGGCGCAACAACTCAACAGATTTGGGGCGGTGCTGAATTTGGTTCAAACCGCTATAAGCAATTCCCAGTGTGGTCAGGTCGCGAAGGTCGCGGTTCACGCGGCTGGTTTATCTATCCAACCTTGCGAAGCGTTCAGCCTGACATTGTTAAAAAATGGGAAGAATCGTTTTCTAAAATAGTTAAGGAGTATGACTAATGGCTGGCAGTCGTACCCTTAAACTCTCAATACTTGGTGACGTTGATAATCTCAACAAGTCGCTAAAAACTGCCACGGCTGACGTCGAAACTTTCGGCGACAAAATGGGCAAGGTCGGCAAGGTAATTGGCGCGGCGTTTGTTGCTGCTGCCGCTGCTGCTGGCGCTTACGCAATCAAAATCGGCGTTGAAGGGGTCAAAGCCGCCATTGAAGATGAGAAGGCGCAGACACAGTTAGCCCTGGCCTTAGAAAACGCCACAGGGGCAACCAAAGCCCAAATAGCGGCCACTGAGCAATCCATTCTGCAAATGTCCCTGGCAACGGGTGTGGCTGACGATCAGTTGCGCCCAGCCCTGGGTCGCTTGGTTCGTTCAACGGGCGACATTACAAAGGCGCAAGATTTACTTTCAACCGCGTTGGACGTTTCAACGGCGACAGGCAAGCCACTGGAAACCGTGGCCAATGCGTTGGGCAAAGCCTATGAAGGCAACACAACTGCCCTGGGCAAATTAGGACTGGGCATTTCAGCTGCTCAATTGAAAACAATGTCATTCACTGACGTCCAAAGCCGAC